CGCCGCAGAGCGTGTTCGTGATGACATGAACTATCGCCTGACGGACGAGATGATCGAGTACCGGCCTGAGCATGAGCGCATGCTGTACTCATTGGGTCTGGCGGGTGCTGCGTTCAAGAAGGTGTATTACGACCCGACGATGGGTCGTCAGGCTGCGCCGTTCATCGCCGCAGAAGACATCATCATGCCGTACGGCGCGTCCAACGTGTACAAGGCTGAGCGCGTTACGCACGTGATGCGCAAGACAAAGAATGACTTGAAGAAGTTGATGGCCGCAGGGTTCTACCGCGACGTGGAGTTAGGTGAGCCGGTGCGGATCTTCACGGACATTGAGAAGAAGAAAGCCGAGGAGGGTGGCTACACCCTCACGGACGATGACCGGTATCAGATCCTTGAGATCCACGTGGACTGGGATCTGGCTGGGTATGAGAGTGAAGATGGCGTTGCGTATCCGTATGTAATCACGGTGGATCGCGGTTCGTCAAAGGTGCTGTCGGTCCGTCGTAACTGGGAAGAAGACGATGAACGACACCTCAAACGACAGCACTTCGTTCAGTACACTTATATCCCTGGCTTTGGTGCTTATGGCCTTGGCTATATTCATATTATTGGTGGCTATGCTCGTGCTGGGACCGCGATTATTCGCCAACTGGTAGACGCGGGTACGCTGTCCAACCTGCCCGGTGGCTTGAAGTCCCGAGGCTTGCGCGTCAAGGGTGACGACACCCCCATCGCCCCTGGTGAGTTCCGCGATGTAGATGTCCCGTCCGGCACGATCCGTGACAACATCATGCACCTGCCATACAAGGAGCCGAGTCAGGTTCTGGCGGGTTTGCTTGACAAGATCACCGATGAGGGCCGTCGTCTGGCTGCGATTGCTGATCTGAAGATCAGCGACATGTCGGCGCAAGCCCCGGTGGGCACCACACTGGCCCTCTTGGAGCGGCAACTCAAGACGATGTCGGCTGTTCAGGCCCGTGTGCACGACAGTCTGAAGATGGAGTTCAAACTCCTCAAGAAGATCATCCGTGACTACATGCCGCCGGACTATTCGTACATCCCGGTGGGCGGCAACCGTGCTGCCAAGCAGGAGGACTACGATCTTGTTGAGGTGATCCCGGTCTCTGATCCGAACGCAGCGACGATGGCGCAGCGAATCATGCAGTACCAAGCCGCGCTGCAACTGGCCCAAGGCGCTCCCCAGATCTACGACCTGCCGATGCTGCACCGTCAGATGTTGGAGGTACTCGGCGTGAAGAACGCCGAGAAGTTGGTGCCGGTGGAGGACGACCAGAAGCCACGCGATCCGATCAGCGAGAACATGTCGTTCTTGACGGGCAAGCCGACCAAAGCGTTCATCTATCAGGACCACCAAGCCCACATCGCGACTCACATGAGTCTGCTGCAAGACCCGATGGTGGCTCAGATGATTGGCCAGTCGCCGATGGCGCAGCAGATGGGCGCAGCCATCATGGCCCACGTGGCCGAGCACATGGCGTTTGCATACCGTCAGCAGGTTGAGGAGCAACTGGGCGTGCCGCTGACTCCGCCCGATGCTGAACTGGACGAAAACACCGAAGTTCAACTCTCTCGCTTGGTGGCTCAGGCTGCACAACAACTGTTGCAGTCCAACCAGCAGAAGGCTCAACAAGCGCAAGCGCAGCAGATGGCCCAGAACCCGCAGTTGCAGATGGCTCAGGCTGAGTTGCAACTCAAGGCTCAGGAGTTGCAGCGCAAGGAGCAGGACAGTCAGCGTGACTTCGCCATCGCCCAAGAGAAGATTCGCCTGGAGCGTGAGCGTCTGGCTGCGGAGTTGCAGAAAGAGCAGATGCGGCAGACCAACCAAGCGCGTCAGAACGACAAGCGGCTGCGTGCCGACATGCTCAAGACCGTGATGAAACCCAAGCAGGGCAAGCCAATGACGAAACCCCAATAACCGGCGAGGATTTCAGTGCGCTTTCCTGAAAAACTCACTATCGGAATGGCGGTGTACGAGGACTACGACGGAGTCTTCTTCACCACTCAAGCCCTTCGCTACTACCACCAGGACGTCAACCGCGAGAGGATCAAGTTCCTCGTGGTTGACAACTCTCCTGAGAGTATCCATTCCCCCCACATCAAAGAGTTTGTGGAGGATACCGTCAAGGGGAAGTACATCGCGGCGGGAGATGCCAAAGGCAACGCCGCTGCCAAAGACTTGGTGTTCAAACACGCAGAGACTGAATTGGTCCTCTGCATTGACTCCCACGTCCTGATCGAGCCGGGCGGCATCCGTGCCCTGATTGATTACTACGACAACAACCCATATAGCCACGACCTGATCCAAGGTCCGCTCCTGTACGACGACATCTACAGCAACAACGTCTTCAGTCACTTCCGCCCGGAGTGGGGCTCTGGCATGTACGGGAAGTGGGAAGCAGATGACCGAGCCAAGAACAAGAACGCACCCGCGTTTGAGATCGAGGCCCAGGGGTGTGGCCTGATGTCGTGTCGCAAAGACGCATGGCCAGGGTTCAACAGCAGATTCAAAGGCTTCGCGGTGGAGGAGTACTACATCCACCAGAAGTTCAGGAACGCAGGCCACAAGTGCGTGTGCTTGCCAGCCCTTCGCTGGATACACAGGTTCACGAGGCCGGACGGCCCCAAGTACAGGAACGTCTGGGAAGAACGGCTGAGGAATTACATCATCGGGTGGCGTGAAGTGGGGCTGCCGCTCAAAGAAATTGTGGAGCACTTCAATGGGATCCTCGGCGAGGAGAAAGTGAAGAATGTTTTGGTCAACCTGATCCAAGAAATGAGGGAATGAACATGGCAACCACTGCGTTTTCCGTGGTACTGAAAGAAATCGAAGAGCATCGGGAGTCCATCGCCCGTGCTCTCGTGGACGGGGCGGCAAAAGACTTCCCCGAATACAAATCCATGTGTGGCGAGATCCGGGGTCTCTCGGTTGCACATGCTTTTATCAACGACCTCGTGCGAAAGATGGAAAGAGACGAAGATGAGTGAAATCCTCCTGAGTACCGGTGAAGACGCCGTGCCAACCACCCTGCCAGAGACGGCAGAGGAAAAGGCCAAACAACTTCCCGATCCGTCCACATACCACTTGCTCTGTGCGCTACCAGAGATTGACGCGGAGTATGAGAGCGGTATTGTGAAGTCGGGGCAGACCATGCACTTCGAGGAAGTCATGTCCCCTGTGCTGTTTGTGATGAAGATGGGACCAGACGCCTACGGCGACAAAACCCGCTTTCCAAGTGGGCCGTCGTGCAAACCGGGCGACTTTGTTCTGGTGCGTCCCAATACTGGAACCCGCGTGAAGATTCACGGGCGGGAGTTCCGCATCATCAATGACGACAGCGTGGAAGCCGTGGTGCAAGACCCACGCGGCATCTCTCGCGCTTAAGGAGGATCACATGCCACTTGATCAAGAACAGTTCAAGTTCCCGGATGAAAAAGCCGAGGAAAAGAAGCAAGACGAGATTCAATTTGAAATCGAGGGTGAAGGCGAACCCGAGGTAGAAGTCGTTGACGACACTCCGCCTCAAGACCGTGACCGCCCGCCCATGAAGGAGCCTCCCGCAGAGGTAACGGATGAAGAGTTGGCCCAGTATTCAGACGGGGTAAAGAAGCGGATTCAGCACTTTTCTAAGGGTTATCACGAAGAGCGCCGGGCAAAAGAGGCTGCTTTCCGTGAGCGGGAAGAGGCTGTGCGTCTCGCGCAACAACTCATGGAGGAGAACAAAAAACTCCAGAGTTCTCAGGGCCAGACCCAGCAGGTACTGCTTGAGCAGGCCAAAAAAGTGGTTGCAAGCGAACTTGAACAGGCCAAGCGCAAATACAAGGAAGCCTACGAATCAGGCGACGCGGACGCCCTAGTCGCTGCGCAGGAGGAAATCACCGCAGCAAAGATTAAGGCGGATCGGGTAAACAATTTTAAGCCGACCCCTTTACAAGAAGAAAAACCTGCGGTACAACCCGCACCACAACCTGTTCAGCAAGAGCAGGTTCGCGTCGATCCCAAAGCCTCTGCGTGGCAAGAAGCCAATCCGTGGTTTGGACAAGATGACGAGATGACTGCTCTTGCGCTGACGGTTCATCGAAAACTTGTGGAAAGTGGGGTAAGTCCAAACAGCGACGAGTATTACGACCGCATCAATACGCGGATGCGGCAAGTTTTCCCAGATGCGTTCCCCTCTGAGAAGACCGAGAAGCCCGTAAAGAAATCGTCTGTTGTGGCACCTGCGACCCGCAGCACAGCGCCCAAAAAGATCGTGCTGACCCAATCCCAAGTAAACATCGCCAAGCGGCTCGGACTGACAAATGAACAGTACGCCCGTGCGGTTGCGGAAGAAATGAGGAAACAAAATGGCTGAACAGAATCGTCTGTCTCGTGAACTTGAAAACCGCACGAAGATGGAGCGTCCCAAGCAGTGGATGCTTCCTGAACTGCTGCCCTCTCCCGATCCGGAAGATGGGTACGAGTTCCGCTGGATCCGTATCAGCACCCTTGGTACCGCTGATCCAGGCCATATTTCCGCAAAACTCCGCGAAGGTTGGGAGCCTGTGAAGGCATCTGAGCATCCCGAAATCCAGATCATGGCAACTGGGGACAAGCCCCGGTTTCCAGACAGCATCGAGATCGGTGGACTCTTGCTTTGCAAAACACCCAAAGAGTTTGTTGCCCAACGCAACTCGTACTATCAGCGTCAAACTGATGGTCAGATGCAGTCGGTTGACAACGCCTTCATGCGCGAGAACGACCCCCGGATGCCTCTCTATCGAGAGCGCCGTTCTGAGGTGAAGTTCGGACGCGGTTAAATCATCTTAGGAGTCACAAATGGCATATCCTGTTGTTGACGCTCCATACGGTTTCAAAGCCATCAACGAGTTGAATGGTCTACCGTACGCTGGAGCAATCCGACAAATTCCTATTGCCCGAAACTACGGCACCGCCTTGTTCAATGGCGACCTGTTGCAGTTGACGACAGACGGAACCATCATCAAGACCGGCTATTCCGCCGCATCCAGCCCGAGCACGGTTATTGCCGGGGCTATCGGAGTGTTCGTTGGTTGTTCTTACACC